TGAGTAAGCCCCGTGTATTGCTATGTTTTTAAATCTCTTATAATCGTATTCATTAAGGTCATCTCTGGTGGTGATTCCCGTAAGACCAACTCCACAGAGTCTGAGATATTCGTTGTTCTCATGCCATGTTCTTTGTAGGATTCCATCATCAAGGTTGACAAGCGTTTGCCTATAGTTCGCCCTAGCTGTAACATAGATTGCTCTATCGAGTCCTCCGTTGTCATCTCTGAACTTTCCAATATCCACTTCGGTAAGATTACAGAAAGCTTTATTTCCAAGGAGGATTTCTGCACATGGGTTGACTCCTGAAAACCAAGGTGCTCTTCTTCTTGCTTCTTTTCCATTGATAATTCCTGGTTCTGAACCTCCGCTTTCTTTAATAATCTCAAAGACCTGTCCCAGTTGTGCATCAGTAGGCTCCTTCCAAAAGACTACGCTGTTATTAGATTGAGAACGGTGGGGAGAAGATGTTAGATCATCTTTAGCTCTTGCGAACTGTTCCCACTCTGGAGTATCATGGTAAACCAAAGCTATCTCAGCTGACCTACGAGAAGATAGCACCGTTCCTAACCAGTTCATTACATCAAGTATATCCATCTTACTTAGTAGCTGTCCAGACTTCTTGTTTAGAATCCCAACGATTGAGGAAAATGCCTTTGCAAGGGGAGCATCTCCTGAGCTGATCCATCCATAACCAGACAATCTGAGGCCAGCAGGTCTGAGTTGTGTGAGATCGAGTACGAACTTTGTAGTTTTCCCTTTGTAAGCGAGAAGCTTACCGATACTTTTTGCCCATGCTTCAGCGGAGTCTCCAACAACAAGAGTCCAAGTCCCGGTATCGGCATCGAAAGATTCTTTGTTTCCTTCATGTCCTCCTTTCTTGGTTCTCTTAGAGCGGATAACTTGAACTTCTGAGATTGGGGATGTAAATCCTGACAGCGTACCGACAACTGGCGTAAAGCCAACTCCGCATCCCTGCAACAAGAGCCACAAGCTATCAACGACATCATGTATAGTCTCCACTTTAAGATGAGCACAATTAAACTGACTAGCTTCTCTTTTCTTAGAGAGATCAGTTCCTCCTAACCATAATGTCCTACCAGATACCATAACCTTACGTTCTAACATCAACTGACGTAATTCTTTAAGCTCTGTAAATCCATCATGTCCTTCTATAGAAAAGAAAGAACTATACTCATTCTTAAATCCAGCAGCTCTAGCCCACAACCATTTTTGGTGATCTATAACTCTATCTACAGTCTGCTCCCACGTCTCATAGCCTGTCTCCGTAGGTCTATTGTAGGTACGTCTTGTTATTACTTGTGCTCTAACTGATGGTTGAGTCAATTAATTAATCCCTCCAGTATCGGAGGCTCATAGTTCAAGCCCTTCTGGACTTTACCATTAGCATCCTTGATTAGTGGTAGCTTACTCATGTTAGACTTATGGACTAATTCAAATGCTTTATCAAAGTCCATACCAAATGATACTGCCATACCTTTAATCACATACACAACGTCACACATTTCTTTAAGTAAGTCTTGCATCATAACATTACGTTCTTCTGTATTAGTAGTAGTTTCAATATCAAGAGCTGCACTTGCCAGTTCTTGTATCTCTTCAAAGATGAGCCGTAACCTAAAGTTCATTAACTCTTTGCTGTAAGGTTGATCAATGGCTAACTCCATCTTCTTATGAAACTCTCTAACTTTTTTCATTATAATAATACTCCTTCATCATCTCAATACATTTTATTGCTTTGTTTAAATCTTCAACACCATTCTTATCACGGTGTCGTACTACATATTTAACTACACTACCTACGTCCATCCCTAATTGATTCTCTATAATAAAAGTCCAAGGATCAATCTTATATTTAGCATAGTAACTAGGACGTATGTTAGTACTACCACCTTTCCATTGATCATTCAACTGATCTTCTCCAAATTTCTTACAATAAGCTAAGTGATCATAATCATCTTGTCCACACTCTTCACAATACATTAATTTCTTGACGGCTCCCATAGAATTACCTCCTCAGTTTTAAAGTTATAATCATCAGCTCGTAATATCTTAGCTACTCTTGCTTGTACTAAGGCATCTTCCTCAGTAAGACCAGCCTTATTAAAAGATGCTAGAACATTATCCCAAGTAGGATTCTTAAGTACCTCTACTGCTTTCTTAGGGCCAACACCAGGACAACCTTTATAGTTGTCAGTATTGTCACCCACTAATGTCTGATACAAGTGCATATAATCTGCAAGAGTTTCAGTCACAGTCTCAGTCACCTCAGTATCCATGTTAAAGTATTCACATGGTATCGTCAACATATCTTTATCAATACTAACAATAACATTCCTAGAGTAACTACCATCAGTAGCTAGTATACCTAGAGCATCATCAGCTTCACACTCATTTAACGTAAAGGTAGTGTAAGTTTCTTTAAGATACTCCACTAGAAAATGATAACCTAACGGTTTCTTTGTAGCTTTTCTGTTACCTTTATATTCCTCTAAAATTTTATGCCGAAAATATTTTGACCCTTTTGGAGAGAAACATATGATAAGAGTAGATATACCTATCTTCTCCTGCCAATACCTTATGCTACTATCTGCTTGAGCTTTAAGCTCTGCTAGGTTAGTAGCTGTAGTTACAATACCATCTTCCCATTCTACCTCATTCTGGACAGCCCAACAAGTTCTGTATGTAAGTATGTCTCCGTCTATTAATAGCCGTGAAGTCTTCATTCACATCTCCCATGTTAGCGTGTCTTTGATAGTGACAGTTCTCACATACATAGACACATTTAAGTATTTCGGTAAATAATTTAAATTTATCAGGCTCACAAGCCCCTCCCTGTAGAATGTTAAAAAGCTTATCTTTAGGATTTAGATGATGAAAATGTAAAGCCCTAGTAGTATTAACAAGTCCACAATCTTGACAAGTATAACAAAACAACCAAGCTAAAAAACTTTTTCTAACTTCCCGTCTATACTTCTGATAAGCATTTGCATCCTTTCTTCCTTTATGTTGATTGTTTGGATTACTTTTATATAAAATAGTGTTGACTTGTTTCATAAATACTACCAAGTCTTCTAAAGTTTTAATGTGTTTCAGCCCATGTTTTTCCAATATGGCTAGTTGCGGAAAGTGGGCAGTCAAATTCAAAGTATTGTCCTGCTCTGGAAATAGCTTCAGCTGAGTGTTTTGCGATTTCTTCTGCATATTCTTCTTTAACCTCTATTTGAAACTCATCATGAATGTTAGCTACAAACTCATAGTCACCTTCCTTGTAGTGCATCTTCAGACGTTCATCTAATAAGATTAAAGCCTTCTTCATAAGAATAGCTCCTGCACTTTGCAACAACGTATTTAAAGCAGAGTGTTCTGAACGTATGTGTAGTTCCCTACCGTCAAGTCCAATGAGATGCCCACGTCTACGGTAGACTTGCTTAACCTTTTTGGTAAGCTCCATAAGGCCCCTGATTCCAGATAACAGGGCAGCTCTGCCTTGTTTGCCTCTCTTTGCACCACCCCCAAGAATTTTACCAAGTTTTTGATCTCCTGCCCCGTAAATGAAAGCGTAGAAAAAAGTCTTTGCAATATCTCTTGATGATAGTCCAAGTGCATCTCTATTGAGGGAGTGAACGTCACTACCCTTGTCCTTAGTGCCATCGACTGCTGCTTGGGCATATATACCTCCATCATATTTTTTAAGGTATCCTGCTAGTGCTCTAAGTTCTAAACCATCAGCATCACAACCAACCAATACACGATCTTTACCAGCTCTAAACAAACTACGACACTCAGTACCATACGGACTGTATGATGCAGGGACTTGTGCCACATTAGGACTGCTATGAGTACAACGACCAGTGACTGCCCCATTTGTATTAACTGATCCGTATATTCTGCCATCACGTTCAAGTTTAAGCCAAGCATGGTTTCCCTCCGCTAATTGTGAAACACGTTTAGAAATCAGGAAGTGTTCTTTCAGTTCCTGACAATTAGGTAACTGTAACTTCCTTAAAACTGATTCATCTATTTTAGGTTTACCACTAGCTGTAAACTCTGTAGGTCTCCAGCCTTGCTTCATTAGACATCTAGAAATATGATCTCTGGAATTAGGATTAAATTCTACACGTTTAATTTTATTATAAATAGAACCTTTACTTGTACCTCTTTTTTTATTACTTACTTTAGGAGTAACCTCCCCTTCTGAAATAAACCAACTACCATAACTATTCCTAAGTTGAGATCCTAACTCTTCTTGTCTCTTAAGTAATCTAACATATAGTTCTTTAGCTTTGTTAACATTAAAAGCATAACCATGTTCTACCTGTCTTTGAATTATCTGTGCAAATTTATGTTCTATGTCTACAGCTTCTAAAGAATATTCCATAACATCAAAATGATATTTAAGATGAGCTGATACACTAACATCCTGTACACAATAATCTGCCATAGCAGGAGTAAACTTATGCCACACATCATCATCCTGTGTACCTAAACTTTTCTTAAGCACACCTATTCTTTGACCCCAAGCTTTCAGACTATGTGACCCATACAATTTAGTATCAATACATTTTTCTTTAACATCAATTTCATACAAGTTAGTATGGCACAACCTAGAGAGTACAAGAGTATCAATAATCTGTGTACTCTTACTAGGTGTCCACCCTAAGATTTTCTTTAGTACTGGTAGATCATAACCTATAATATTATGTCCAGTAATAGACTTAGCAGAACTCATAATTTCTAAGGCATCATCTAAACAATCATAGGGTTCCTGGTTAGAAAATACTTGTCCTGCTTGAGCTTCAACTACTGACATACCGATACAATGTATCTTACTTACATCCGGTAATAAACCATCTGTCTCTATATCAATAATTAAATCTAAACTCATGGTCTCTCCTGAAAAATTTTATCTTTAGGGTAAACGTAGTCTTCTAATTTAGAAAGCCTCTCGTTCATCTGGTCTAAAACTCTTTTCATTACATTCTCTGAGCCTTCCTGTAGTTGTATCGTAGTACAACCTTCCTGCAAGTCCCGTAGATGAGCCTTTATATCTTGCCTTAAGTACTCTAATAGAGGTCTCACCGTCCGACTGCTGGTCTCTCTCAAGTCCAATGACGAAATCACTGAGTTGAGCAATGCTTCCTGACCCTCTAAGATCGCTGAGAGTGACTTGTTTTCCATCTTCATGTCCCTTTCCTTGTTGAGGTCTCTTTAAATGAGAGACAATAAACATACCAATATTAAGTTCTTCAACTAATGACCTAAGTTGTGTCATGATATTATCTATTAATCTTCTTTCATCTCCACCTTCAATTCCGCTGACCATAATACTGAGATGATCAAGAACAATCCAAGACACATTGCAGGAGTGAACGAGATAACGAATACGACTAGCCAGAACATCAGCATCTAGACTCCCCCAATGATCATACAAATATAATCTGTTATCTGCAAATACCTTTTCCCAAATACCTCTCCTGTACTCTTCATCTAAATCCTTTTCTAAATGTAACATTTTATTTGCTTCAATAGACATGAAGTCTACGGCAGCTTGTCTAACAGATTCCTCCAATGCAATATAACCGACAGTCTCACCCTTACTGAGAAGATAAGAAGCGATTTCTTTAACAGCTGTAGATTTACCTGCACCAGTTCCTGCACAGAACGTAACAATTTCACCTTTTCTTGCTCCTAAAGTTTTATTATTTAATTCCTGCCAAGGATACTCATGGTCACTAGCAGTCATAGGACAATTAACCAAGTCCCATGTGTCAGCCCCTGCTATGATACCATCTGGTCTATGTACTCTAGCTCTCCAGATAGCATCTACTACTGCCGATCCTCCTTCTTCTGTAAGTAACAGGTTGGCATCCTTCTTTCCCAATCTGGCAATCTTACACCTTCCTGGTGGGAATAGTTCAGCCACTTCTTGAGCTGCTTTCTGACCGGATCTGTCCATGTCAAACATGAGAATCGTTTCTTCAAAACCAAGTAACCACTCCAAATTTTTTGCAACAACTTTTTTTGCAGACTTGTCACCATTTGGAATGGAGACCACAGGCCACTTACAGTTCTGAGCTTCTGCAATACTAAGTGCATCTATTTCTCCTGTAGTTATACATATCTTCTTACCACTACTCCATAAGTGTTGGCCCCATAAGTCAGAGCAATCACCTAGAGTTCTAAAATCTTTATTCTTTAATCGAACCTTCTGTCCTACGACTTCTCCGTTTTTAACAAACGCTGCAATGTGCGCTCGTTCTCCATTGTATTCCCCAATTTTATACCCGAATTTCCTACAAGTAGATTCCGATATTTTTCTCTTTGGTATTTCTTTGAAATCTCCTCTAACTGGGATAAAAGTCTTTGGGTTTTTAGGTGGGCTGTTCTGATAATCAGTAGAAGGGTTACTATTGCTATGCTCATAATGATCACAGTCAATACTAAAACAGAAAGCGTGTCCATCGTCATACCTCGCTAAGTTATCCTTTGATCCACAGGAAGGACAGGGTTCATGTCTTAGGCAGACACTCTCTGAGCCAACTGTCTGGTATGCTTCCTTTGGAAAAGCTAAATCCATGTTTTTTGCACCACTCTCCATATGTTGTCTTGGCTCCCTTATATAGTTTTTGATTCGGGTTAGTAAAGACAAACCTTATATCTAACTGAGGGTGTTGCTCCTTAAGCAGAAGGTGTTTAGTTCTGTCTGACCCAAGGAACCTACCCTTAGTTTCGATATAAAACTTAACTCCTTTTCCTTTTAAAATAAAATCAGGAGTATAAGTTTTTACTTTAGGAGTATACGGGATACGTTCAGTCTCATATTCCCACCTGACCTTAGCAGAGTTAAGTTGTGCTCCTACTGAAGATTCAAGTCCTGAACGATATCCCTCTATCATACCCCTACGCAACTGACTACTAGAAATCCTCTTCATCTTCATCTACTGCTTCCTCTGCTTCTTTAAATTCATCTTTAGGTGCTACATAACTACCCTTCTCTTCACCCCAATCTGTACCAGAGTCTTTAGATTGATACTCTACAAGATCAAGGACTCTTACCTTTTTCATTCTTAAACTCACACCACCACCCATAGCATCATAAGGTACAGCTTCATATGCTACTTGTAATTTACTACCACCACCTATTGCAGCAATCATACGATTACCATCTGAATCTACCAAGATAGGCTTCTGATCCCACTCATCACCACCTTTAGTCCTGACATGGGCTTTCATCTTAAAGTTAGCAACATACTTCCCTGTCTTTTCTCCCTGATCATCTACCTCAGGTTTAATAGGGTTGTTTTTACCACCGTTCATAAGGGGCTTTACCACGTCACTAATCTTTTTAGTTGCAGCCTTATCAAAGATAAGTTTAACTGAGAATACTCCGTCAGCATCAAACTTAGTATCCGGTTTGTTAAGCCAAGGGTATACTGCAATTCCAGCTGGTGATACATGGGTTTCAAACTTTTGTTTTGCCAT